GCAGCCCCCGCACGTCCTGCAACCGGCCGACGAGCCCGAGACACCCCCAGCCGTCACATACGACAGCGACACCCTCACGATGCAGCGTGTCCTTGCCCGGCTGGAGGCGCTGACATGACCGGCAAGCACGTCGTCATCGTCACCGGCGGCCGTCACCGGCCCGAGGAGATGCGCCCGTTCGTGGCGTACCTGCTGGATGCCCTGCGCGAGCAGTTCGGGGACTTCGCCCTGATCCACGGGGCGTGCGGACTGGAATCGCCGGACGACCTGGCCGACGAGGAGTGCTGGCAGCGGATGCGCGGTGCGGACCGCTACGCCGACGACTGGGCCCGTGTTCACCCGAGCATCGATCTGCGCCGCCGTCCGGCCGACTGGCCGCGGTGGGGGCGCAGGGCCGGTCCCCTCCGTAACCGCGAGATGGTCACGGAAGCGCTGGAGATCGCGCCTGCTGAGCGCATCCATGGTCTGGCGTTCCCGGATCCGCGTCCGTCTCGGGGGACGTGGGACTGCGTGGGCGCCATGGAAGCCCGGGGGATCGCCGTGGACATCCGGCCGCCGCGCCTGTTCGTGGAGTGGCTGGAAGGGTCCCAGGCGTGAGCCGCCCCCTGCACCAGCGCCGGAACCCGGACTGCGACTGCGGTGCCTGCTGCGACGGATGCGGCCACAAAGAGAGCTGCACGTGCATGCGCACGCGTAGATGCACGGGCGGGAATATCGCCGAGGAAGTCGCGCAGGAGGATGGATTTATCCACTCGACTACGAAGCGTATTTACCCACCGCAGATCGCATGATCCTGTCCACCTGCTATTGACGAAAGAGATAACGCGTCACGACAGCCGCCCTGGTCACAGGCATGATTCAGGCCACATCAGGGCGGCTTTCCTTGCGCTCCTCTGTTACGCTTCGCGCCAGGACAAGGAAGGCAACCGTACGTCTGCTATGGCTGACGATCCGCACGAGGCCAGCCGCCTTACCTGTCGCACTCCCACACGTGACTGGTGTCAGCGAGGACGAGCACTTGGATAATTCAGAATTCACCCTGCATGACCGTGCGGGTGCCCCTCTGCGCTTCAAGGGCCAGCTCCTGTCTGATATGCGGTGGGGCTCTGGGCCGAAACCGCGCTGGACCGACATGGCCCTGTACGCCGTGAGCAGCATGGCGCACGACAGGACCCTGCGGGTGGCTGTGGAGTGCGAGGGGTGCACGCCCCGGCGCACGCTGATGATCGAACAGCGCTCCCTGGACGAGGGAGACATTCTGTGCGGACGGTGCGGCAAGCTGTTCATCCCGTCGGAAACCCAGCGCGATGAGCAGGTCCGATATGCGCTGCAAATTACGGCCCGTAGCCGGATGTATCACGCTGTAAACAGTCCCTGCGTACGCTCCAAGCACAGGAAAAGGACCATCGCAAGTCTGAAGGGAGACCCAGAACGGCTGAGAATGCTCTCCCCATGTCCGGAAACGGGATGCCGTCCTCCGCCGCTCGATCGAATGGGCCCACAGGAAAGAATCGCCGAAGAGCGCGATGATCCACAGCTCTACTTGTGCGTGAGTGCTGCCGATGTAATTTCCAAGCTGTACCGCCGCAACGGAGAAATCACTGTCCTCGCGGCCAAGTTGCTTCGTGAAGCAGCGATCAAAGATCCGGACATCGCGCTCGCCATGATCAGCCGGACCAGGGTCTGAGGAGGAAATCAATGAGCCATTTTGACGATGTTGATGATGAAAGCACCCACACCTCCCGGGGTCCGCGCCATGCAGCCCGTGTGCCGCTGGACGTCGCCGAGGACATACACCGGCGGCTCGCCGCCATGCGGGTGCGTTACCTGTCGGATCAGCACGGCTGTCAGGCCCACCGGACAGGCCGGTGCGATCACCCCAACCATCGGCGTGACATGGACCTGCTCGCCACCATGCTCGACATGATCGGACTCGACCAGGACTACCCCGCCTACACCGAGGCGGAGCGGGGCACCTGGCTGACATGGATCGGCCAGTCGGGGCCTCCCGACGAGCTCGCCGCATAAGATCGTCCCCGTCAGGTTGACAAACTAAGTAGCACCTGAGACAATGTTGCCGCGTCAACTCTGACCCGCTTACTGTGCCCTCCTCGGCTCAACACACGAGGAGGGCACTTTCGTGACGACGTCACCCCTGGCAGACGTAGAACTCCACCTAGTGGAGTCCGTCGCAGATGCCGTCGCGTTCAAGTCCTGGCTCGGCCAGCGCCGCGAAGGCCCCCTCGGCATCGACACCGAGACCGGCGGCCTCTCCCCCTACAACAACCGCCTGCGCACCATCCAGTTCGGCGACCGCCACCACGGCTGGACCATCCCCTGGCCCACCTGGGGCGGCCTCGCCCTCGAAGCCTTCCGCGAGTACGAGGGCACCTACAGCGCCCACAACGCACCCTTCGACTGGCAGTTCGTGGCCGAGCACACCGGCTACGAAATCCCCTGGGAACGCCTCGACGACACCCTCACCATGGCACGCCTCGGTGACCCCACCCGGGACAACCGCCTCAAGCCGCTCAACCGCCGCTTCGTCGACCCCACGGCCGCCCTCGGCCAGAGCGAGCTCGACGACGGCATGAAGGCCAACGGCTGGGGCTGGGACACCGTTCCCCTGGACTTCCCGCCCTACTGGATCTACGCCTCCCTCGACCCGGTCGAGACCGTGCACCTGTTCCCGCACCTCCACTCCGCCGTCCAGGACACCTGCCCCGAGGCATACAGCCTTGAGCGCGCAGCGAACCGCCTGTGCACGGGGATGATGCGCGCCGGAATGCTCATCGACGTGCCTTATGTTGAAAAGTCAATCACCGACTTCGACGCAAAGTCCTCGCAGATTCGCGACTGGCTCAAGAGCGCCCACAAGATCACCTCACCGAAGTCCAGCGCACAGATAGCCCGCGCCTTCGAGAACCTCGGCCAGGCAATCCCCACCAACCGCGAGTTCTGGACCGAGAAGAACGCCCCCAAATTCGATAAGGACAGCCTTGCCTTCTACGCCGAGCACGGCGAGAACACCGCTGTCCAGCAGCTCGCCCAGTACATCCGCGCCGTCCGCCATATCGAAGACATCCGCGACCGCTACAGCGCGAAATTCCTCGAACTCCGCGACGCCAGCAACGTGCTGCACTGCAACATCAACACCATGGGCGCCCGCACCGGCCGCATGAGCGTGTCCGACCCAGCCCTGCAGCAGCTTCCCCGCGACGACAAGATGATCCGGGGCAGCTTCATCCCACGCCCCGGCCACGTCTTCATCTCCTGCGACCTCGATCAGGTCGAAGCCCGCCTGCTGGCCCACCTCTCCGGCGACGAAGGCCTCATCCAGGCCTTCCACGAAGCCGACACCACCGGACCCGACTTCTTCACCCTGGTCGCCCGCACCCTCTACGGCGACCCCAGCCTGATCAAGGACGACCCCCGCCGCCAGCTCACCAAGAACAGCGTCTACGCCAAGGCCTACGGCGGCGGCACCGAGAAGATCGCCATGACCTCCGGCGCATCCATCGACCACGTCCGCTACTTCGAGCAGATGTTCAACACCCGCTTCCCCGGCATGAAGCGCCTCATGAACAAACTCGAACACGAGGCCAAGCAGGGCAACGGCCCCAGCGGACGCGGGGGAGTGTACCTGGAGGACGGCCGCTTCCTGCCCTGCGACAAGGGCAAGGAATACACCTGCCTCAACTACCTGATCCAGGGCACCGCCGCCATCTACATGAAGCGCTGCCTGGTCAATCTCGACGCCGCGGCCCTCACACCCATGCTCCGCCTGCCCATCCACGACGAGATCCTCCTCGAAGCACCCGCCGACCAGGCCGAAGAGATCATGAAAACCGTCGAGGACTGCATGACCGACCGCACCCACTACCGCGTCCCCCTCACGGCAGGCGGCAAGGTGCTCACCGAACGGTGGCAGAAGGCATGAGCCAGCGCATCTACCGCTACGAGGTGCCGGTCGACGACCGCTGGCACATCTTCACGTGCGAACCGCCCCTGTGGGTCGGCTGCCGCAACCACGGCTTCGTCGAGTTCTGGGCGTACCCAGCCCAAGAAACAGGCGACAGCGGCATCACGGATGCACAGCACCTGCGCGTCTACGGCACCGGGCACGAGATGCCCGACGAGCTGCGGCACGTCGGCAGCACCATGACCCCCGATGGCGCACTGGTCTGGCACCTGATGGCCGACCCCTGGAAGGTGGCGCAGTGATCCAGGTCTACATCGCCGACATCGCCCGCTCGCTGTCCATCCGATCCACCCACTGAACGTTGGCACCCCGTGTCTGGAGGACGCCCCATGGCCGAGATCCCCGCCCACTGGCTCCACGAGGAGACCCTAGGTCCCCGCGAGGTAGGACGGATCTTCAACGTCGACACCCGAACAGTGACCAAATGGGCCACCGAAGGCACCATCGGGTTCTTCCGGACACCCGCACACATGCGCCGCTACCCGGTGTGCGAGGTGAAGCGCCTCATGGCGGGTGAGGCGGCAGACCCGGTCATCAAGGAGCTCGCCGACCAGGACAACGCCAAGTACAAGGAGAAGTGGCAGAGCGGCTGGCGCCGTCCCCCCAAGGTCACCGAGGTCAAGGACGACGCGGCGTGAGCGAACCGGACGTCATCGCCTGGTTCGACCCCGGGCTCACCACCGGGGGAGCGGTGTATGACATCACGCACGACAGGTTCACATCGGGCCAGTACACCTACGAGGAACTCCCGCAGCTCTTCGTCGAACTCGACTACATGTACGGAAGGCGCATGGCCGTCGGGTACGAGCTGTACCTCCAGACACCGCGTCCACGTCCGGGGTCCACTGCGAAGCACAGCGTCACAGCGATCGCCGCGATCGACGCGGCGTGCGCGGAGCTCGGCATCCCGCAGCTCAAGGGGCAGCCGTCCTCGGCCAGGATGGCAGGCTCCACGGCGGTCTTCCTGCGCCGCCTGGGCTGGTACCAGCCGGGCCAGCAGCACGCCAACGACGCGGCATCGCACCTGTTCAGACACCTGATCAGAATGAAGCCTGTTCCAGAAAACGTCCGCAGGGGACTACCCGAGGGCTACTGACTGGATGATACGATCGCCGCCTGATCTCGGAAACGCGTTCGAGGCGGCACGGACATGCAGGAGAAGGCATGCCAGTCGCTGAAATCGTGGACGCGTCTCCACGGGAGCGGATCGCCGTGCGTACGCAGTACCACGAACGGCACCTCGTCCAGCAAGTACCCGGCGCCCGCTACGACAAGAACGCCGGGTACTGGTCAGCTCCGCTGAGCTGGGCAACATGCATTGCTCTCCGGGGAATCTTCGGCAGCGATCTACGTGTGGGGACACGGCTGACGGAGTGGTCCTGGGAGCTCTACAACAGCCGGATCAAACCGGCCACAGACTTGAGAACTGCGATGGAGTTGCCTGCCAGCGACCCCATCGCCCAGATCATCGACCGCATCGAAGCGCGACAGGAGGCACGACTGGATGAAGCTGCTTGACTTCCAGCGCCCTGGTGTCGCGTTTCTCGTACGGAACAAACGGGCAATCCTCGCCGATCCTCCCGGATTGGGGAAGACCGCCCAACTGATCCGGACTCTCCAAGTCCTCGCCGAGATGGGACAGAACCCCTTCCCAGCCCTCGTAGTGTGCCCAAATTCCCTGAAGTCGTCAACCTGGAGTTTCGAGCTGGAGAAGTGGGCCCCCGAGCTCACCGTCCAGGTGGTCGACGGCAGCGCCGTCAAGCGCCGCAAGCAGCTCGCCAGCAAGGCAATGGTGTACGTGATCAACTGGGAGAGCGTACGCCTGCACTCCCGCCTCGCCGGATACGGCACCATCGCCCTCTCGGACAAAGACCGCGAGCTCAAGGAGCTCAACGAGATGGGCCTGCGCACCGTCATCTGCGACGAGGCGCACCGCCTGAAGGACCCCAAGTCCGCCCAGACCAGGGCCACATGGGCAGTCCTGCATGGCGCCGAGTTCCGCTACCTCGCCACCGGTACACCTATCGACAAGGACATCACCCAGCTCTGGGCGCTCCTGCACGGGATCGAACCTGACTGGACCCCGTCCAAGGTCAAGTACACCGACCGCTACGCCGACGTCACCGCCAACTACTTCGGCGGCCTCGACATCCACGGCATCAAGGACACGACCAAAGACGAGTTCTTCCGCGTCGTCGACCCCCTGATGCGGCGCATACCCAAGGAAGCCGCCCTCCCGCAGCTTCCCCCCAAGCTGCCAGACCAGATCCGCCACACGCCGATGCTGCCCAAGCAGCGCAAGGCCTACGAACAGATGCGCGACCACCTCATCGCCAACATCGAAGGCCTCCTGGTCGCACCCAACCCGCTCGCCCAGGTGATGCGCCTGAACCAACTGGCCTCCGCCTGCGCCGAGCTGGAGCCGGTCACCCGCCGCGAGTGGCGAGAGCGCATCCTGTTCACCGACGAGTGGTACGAGGACGAGAACGGCAGACGGCGCCGCAAGCCACAGCTCGACGACAACGGCGAGATCGTCAAGGAGCGCTACCTCTTCGAGTACCCCGACTTCGACGTCAAGCTCACCGCTCCGTCACCCAAGGTCGACGACCTTGTGGACCTACTCGAAGAAATGGACGACGACCCCCTCGTCGTCGGCGCCGAGTCACGGCAACTCATCGAGCTCGCAGCGGAGCGACTGGAGCGACTGAACATTCCGCACGGCCTCGTGACGGGGGCCCAGTCGGGATACGAACGCGGACAAGCCGTCGAACGATTCCAGGACGGCCGCCTCCGCGTGATCCTGCTGACGCTCGGGGCAGGGGCCGAGGGACTCACCCTGACCCGAGCGTCCAGGGCGCTGACCATGCAGGACAGCTACAGCAGCATCCGCAACCAGCAGTTCATGGACCGGATCTACCGCATCGGATCCGAGCGCCACGACTCCATCCAGATCATCAAGCAGATCAGCCCGGGAACCGTCGAAGAAACCAAGCTGGACATCCTCCACGGCAAGGCGATGCAGGCAGAGGAACTCGTCCGGGACCGGTCCACCCTGCTCCGTCTCCTCGGGGAGAACCCATGACCCTGCGCCGCCGCCTCCGCTTCGAGCAGCCCCCGGCCCGTTCCGTCCGCTCTCCAAAGAAGACCAAGCACGAGCACATCGCCCAGTCCCTGGTCAAGCACGCCACCGAGTGGGCCTGCATCGGCACCTACAGCACGGTGCAGAGCGCCAACTCCATTGCCTACCAGATCAGGAACGGCAAGATCCAGGCCTACGCACCGGCAGGCTCCTACGAAGCCACCGCCCGCTCCGACGGCAAGAAGGTGTGGGCACGCTACGTCGGGCAGGACGGCGGACAGCGATGACCATCGCCATGCACCCACCCGCCGTGCGCCGCTGCCAGATCTACAACGCGGCCACCTCCGTGCGCTGCATCAACGACGGCACCCACTGGGTTCCCTGGGGCGCCTGCCGCTGCCTTGACGGCAGCCACGGCGAAGGCGCCGACTCCTGCGTCGCTGACTTCTACTCCTGGGAGTGCGACGAGCACCTCTTCGGGGAGGCCGCCTGATGCTCAGCGCCAGCCCCTCCGAGATAGCCAAGTTCCTGCGCTGCCGCCGCCAGTGGGCCATGACCTACCACTACCGGTGGGGCATCGATCCGGCGCGCGCCAAGCCCGTCGGCGCCGCTCTCCTGGGCACCCGCGTCCACGCCGCGATGGAGGGCTACTACGGCTACGGCATCGACCCCTTCGTCGCCCTCGGCATCATCTACGACACCGCCCGCCGCCAGCGCCCGGAGTTCACCGCGGAACTGACCGGCGAGCAGGACTACGCCACGATCATGATCGCTGGCTATCTGGACTGGGCCGCCGAGAACGGCCTCGATGAGCAGCACGAGGTCATCTCCACCGAGCAGGAGATCGACACCCACATCCTGCTCACCAACGGCCAGATGGCCCGCATCCACGGCAAGCTCGACCAGATCGTGCGCCGCACCCTCGACGGTGCCCTGCAGCTGCGCGACTGGAAGACGGTCGGCACCCTCAGCAAAGCCAATCGCATCATGCTCGACCCGCAGATGCTGATCTACTCCACGCTCCTGGACCTCTCCCACCCCGAGCAGCGGGTCGACGGCGCCCTCTACACCATGATGCTGCGCTCCAAGCGCACCGCCCGCGCCACCGGACCGTTCTACGACCAGGTCCACATCCGCTACAACGAGGCCGAACGCAAGAACGCCCTGACCCGCCTCACCGGGATCATGGACGACATGGACCGGGTGGTCCGCCAGCTCAACACCGGCGTCGACCACCGCCTCGTCGCCTACCACAACCCCATCCCGGACCGCTGCGACTGGGACTGCCCCTTCGTCAACGTCTGCCCCATGTTCGATGACGGCTCCCGCGCCGAGGACGCCATGCGCGCCGAGTTCATCGAGAACGCCGACGCCTACGCCTACCGCAAACTCGACCTTCTCTCTCAGGTGAAGGCGGCCCTTGGCGTGTCCTCACCGGAAGGGGACACGCATGGCTGACATGCCCGGTATCTCCATGATCGTTCACGGCCCGAAGGGCGCGGGGAAGTCGCACCTCGGCGACACCACCCCCGCACCGCGGCTCGTCCTGGACGCCGAGATGGGCTCCCGCTTCACACCCTCGAAGAAGATCTACTGGAACCCGCTCACCGAAAAGGTCCCCGAGCACGACGGCACCTGGGACTCCTGCCTGGTCACCGTCCGCGAGTACCGCGCAGTCGAGAAAGCCTACGAGTGGCTCAACTCCGGCCAGCACCCCTTCCAGTCCGTAGTCGTCGACTCGATCTCCGAAGTGCAGCAACGCCTGGCCGACTCCCTCAAGGGCGACAACCCGCTGGAGATCAAGGACTGGGGCGAGATGCTCCGCAAGGCCAGCCTCCTGATCCGCAACCTCCGCGACCTCGTCACCCACCCCGTCAAGCCCCTGGACGCCGTGCTGTTCATCGCCATGACCAGCCAGCGCCCGGACGGCACCTGGTACCCGTACGTCCAGGGGCAGCTGAAGACGACGCTCCCCTACTACGTCGACCTCCTGACCTACGAAGCGGCCCTCCCCCAGGAGGACGGCACCGTCGTGCACCGTCTCCTGATCGGCCCGACCACCGGCTACGCCACCGGCGAGCGCGTGGGCGGACGACTGGGTCACTTCATCGACAACCCGAACATCACGGACATGCTCGCCGTGATCCACAACGCGACCCCCAAGGCGGCCTGAGATGGCAAATGCGTTCTACCGTGACCTTCTGAAGAAGCGTCAGGACGCGGGACTGGAGATGTTCCCCGTCGGCGCCTACGACGTCCGCGTCGTCGGTGCCGAGAAGCCCACGAAGGGGGGGATGGGATTCATCGTCCAGTTCGAAGTCACCACGGGCCCGCTGGCCGAGCGCAAGTTCAAGAACTGGATGACGCTCTCCGACACCGTCGTGGAGAACTACCCGGGCCTCGTCGCCATCTGGTTCAAGGAGATGGCCGCCCTCGGCCTCGGTGACGACTTCTTCGCCGCCGAGCCCTCCGACGAACAGGTCATCGCCGCCCTCAAGGGCCGCACCGCCCGCGCCCTCGTCGGCCGCCGCAAGAAGAAGAACTCCGACGACGAGGTCGAGGACATCCGGATCCAGCCACCGGCCGTCCAGACCGGCGCCGTCGCCGCCCCCGCCCCCGACCCGATGGCCGCTTCGACGGCTCCGGCCGCCGCCCCCGCGACGCCCACACCGGCAGCCGACACCAACGCGCCTGGTTTGCCCCCGTTCTGACAGACCGACACGCCGTCTCACCTCAGACTTCACTCCTTCACCACATGACGCACGCCTGTTAGGGTGACGGTACCGCTGAAGCATGACGACGGAGCGCCGAGAACCCCTGCCCATCTCGGCGCTCCCGGGGGACGACGACTGCATCCTGCGGCTGCCGGGCGCACGGGACCGGCGGCCCCCGCAACATCTGACTCACGGCACACGGATGTTGCCTAAAAGTGATAGATCTGCCAGGGCGCGAGCGTTTACTCGCGTCTAGTGTGGGTCCACTCTCAACACGCGGTATAACACGCGGGGCCCGTTCAGCCCGGCCAGAACCCTGAGGTCATCCTGAACACCCCCAACCACCGCAGGCAGCACGGGGAGGTACGGATGGCAAGTGACAAGGAATGTTCGGCTGAGCTGGGTGCAGGCGACCACAAGACTCCCCGCCTGGGGGGCTTCGCCAAGGCAGCGGAGCGTCTCAACAGGGAGTACCCGGGCCGTGTGCGCCCCATCAGCCGACAGCTGGTCCACAAGTGGTGGCTCTTTCGCCACTCCAACAGGTTCCCCGAGGCCGTCAACGCCACTGGCACGGGAACCGGACGGCCCGAGTTCGACCTGGACGAGGTCGAGACCTGGTACGTCAGGTACATGGAGACGCGAGGCGGCACGCACAAGATCTCGCAGCAGCGCAACCAAGCACCCTCATCAACTGTCGTAACCGGTGAACCGGACAACGGCAACGGCACACTCGCCGCCTGAGGCGACGCGGGCAACACGACAAGGAAGGCGGTACACCGCCGATGGCACACCAGCCGGGCCACTGCTTCTGGCTCCTGACCCGAGTAGCCGACGTCATCTCCCCGGGCACGGGAAAGCACCGGATCAACACCCACCTCCAGGCCATCTCCACGAAATACAGCAACGTGAAGATCCTGAACGGCGAACTCGCCGGGGAAAACACACGGCTCCGCCGAGAACTAGGCCGCGTCACGGCAGAGAATCAGGCCTTCCGCGTCCAGGACGAGACGAACGCATTCATTCGCGAATCCGAGTTCGCCAATCGCCGACTACTCACCAGTAGGGGCCTCGACGACACAGTCCCGCTCCGGTCCGTCAACAAACCTTTGGCCACAGGTTAGTTGACAACTTGACACGCCCTGATGGGATGTCAGAATCTCTTCTGAACTGATCGAAGAAAGCGCGTTGACAGCATCACATGCAGTGATAGTGTGAACGCACTCGAACGGCAGGTGCGACAGACTCCGGTTACTTCTCTTCAAAAGAAACCCAACCGGCGCCGAATCAGATCTCTGCCGTCCGACAACAACTTCCCGTCCAATCTCACAGGCGTGGGTGCGATGGGGGAGTGGACCATCCTGCAAAAATGGGCCGCTCAATACTGCCCGGTGCGCAGGCGACGAATTCTTCCACCATTAATGGGCTGGTCGCGGGTTCGAGTCCCGCCTGGCTGGTAAAAAGGCCGGTAGCTCAGTTGGTAGAGCAGCTACGAATCGCGTCACCGACTTGATCTCGGGCAGTTCTCTTCACACAACTCAACAGAGAGCTTGCACGCCTGGTGCGAATGGCACCCCGGCTACTTCTTCTGGGGAAACTACGCCGGAACGCCACCTCTTGATCTCAGGCGTGCACCACTTACGGTGCCTGGTGCGCAGATGACACATACTTCACTGGGAACCAGATGTTGCAGGTTCAAATCCTGCCCGGCCAGCTACCCCTGGCCGGTAGCTCAACGGCAGAGCGCTGGTACGAAACAGTGTCGTCGCTCTGATCTCAGGCACCACCGCCCCGGTGCGAAGACAGTGGGTACTTCGTTCACCATCCTCCGGCAACGGAGGACTTCCCGGTCTGAACAACCGGAGCCACCGTCAGACAGATCTCGGGGCAACCGCACTCGATCCCTCTTCGTCCAGATGGCAGGACGCCTGACTCTGGATCAGGAAACCGAGGTTCGAGTCCTTGAGAGGGAGCTCAGGTAAGGGGCCGTCCCCGGACGGGAAAATCCACCTCCCCCAAGTGCCGATGCCTTGCGCGGCCCGGATATGGTACAGGCGAAGGAAATGGCTCGGCACCAATTACAACTTTAAATGGGACCTTAGCTCAGCTCGGAGAGAGCGCTCCTCTGAAAAGGGAGAGGCCGGGGGTTCGATTCCCCCAGGTCCCACGGCGGTGCCAGTGGAGACGACACCCGACTCCACACGGGTACGAGGAGGCCAACTTCAGTGATCCGCGTGGCGGCGCTCCTGATGAAAGATCCTCGTGCGGCCGAGGGTACGGCCCCCGCGCTTTGTTGAACCACCCACCGGCTTGTACACCGGAGGGTACCGCCTGGCCCGCGCGACGCCGTGGTTCCGGCTGGGGTTGAACCCCGGGCCAGGCACATAACTCAAAAGCGGCTTCAGCTGGATCTTCATCACCTTCACTCCAGCTGAAGAAACGCATGGCGGCAGCACCACAACAGTGCTTTCCATCCGCGTCCATGCGTTGCCCCCTTCCACCTGACAGGGCGGGGGTTACCCGGAGCCTTAGCCCAGTCGGACAGAGCGTCTCACTACGGATGAGAAGGTCGGGGGTTCGAGTCCCTCAGGCTCCACGCAGCACACCACAACTTCATAGTCCCCGGTGCGAAGGTATCGGCTACTTCCCCTTCAAGGAGAACGCGGGTTCGAATCCCGCCGCCAGCCTGGCTGGCGTGGTCGAGCGGCCTAAGACGTCTGTTAACCGACACCGACTTGATCTCGGGGACACTGCATGGGGAGGGCCCGGACGCGGGCACCTGGCAAAGCACCGGACGCACCGGTAGCGAGGGGTTCGAATCCCTGCCTCCCACGACAGGCGCCGGGGCGGCGGTAATGGCACCCCCCCCCCTGTGCCCGATCGGGACCTCGGACCCCCCCAACGGGAACCGGATCCCGCCGCCCGGCGCCTGTATCCAGATCACCGGCCCCCGGCCGGTGCGACGACAAGGAAGGATGGAAAGTGGCCCGCTACAACACCAAGAGCCATCACCCCAAGCCCCCCGTAGCGCTGGCCACGAGCCCCATCGCCACCGTCTCCGACAGGCCGACCACGCGCACCTTCGAGGGCGCCAAGGGCTGGACACGCACCCCGCAGGCGGAGCTGTTCCTGCGCGCGACGGGCGCCTTCCACGGGGGAGAGGCCACGTTCTACGAGAGCGCCGACAAGAGGGACGACCGGCTGCGTGAACTGACACGCCGCGTCGCCCTCGAAGACCCCACATGGGGCTTCGAGTTCGCGCAGTGGCTGCGCGGCCCCGGCAACATGCGCACCGCGTCCCTGATGTTCGCTGTCGAGTACGTCAAGGGCCGCCTCGACGTAGGGACACCGGACGAAAGCGACCGCGAGAGGGGCCTGAACCGGCGCATCATCGACGCGGTTTGCCAGCGCCCCGACGAACCCGGCGAACTGCTGGCCATCTGGACCGCCTGGTACGGCCGACGCATCCCCAAGCCCGTCAAGCGCGGCCTCGCCGACGCCACCCAGCGCCTCTACCACCAGAAGTCACTCCTGAAGTACGACACCGCCAGCCACGCCTTCCGCTTCGCCGACGTCCTCAACCTCGTGCACCCCAGCCCGGCCCCGGAAGAGCCGCTGCAGGGAGAACTCTTCCGCCACGCCCTGGACCGCCGTCACCACCCGGCGACCGCCGAGATCCCCTCCGGTCTCCTGGTCATCGCCCGCAACAAGACGCTGCGTACACACACCAGCCCGAAGGCGTGGCTCGACACGGACGCACTCCGCCAGGCAGGCATGACGTGGGAGGACGCGCTCTCCGCCGTCGGTGACAAGGTCGACAAGGCCGAGCTGTGGAGTGCCCTGATCCCCACAATGCCGATCATGGCGCAGCTGCGGAACCTGCGAAGCTTCGACCAGGCACGCGTCCCCGACAAGATCGTCCAGCAGGTGGCCGACCGGCTGACGGATCCTCAGGAGATCGCCAGGTCCCGGCAGTTCCCCTTCCGCTTCCTCGCCGCCTACCGCGCGACCAGTGAGGGCGGTTCACTGCGCTGGGCGTACCCGCTGGAGCAGGCGCTCGGCCACTCGCTGGCCAACGTGCCCTCCCTCAACGGGCGCACGCTGATCCTGGTGGACCGCTCCCCGTCCATGTTCCCCCAGTACGACCGCCACTTCCCGCCGCCGAAGATCAAGGGCATCTCGCGTGCGGACCAGGCGGCGATCTTCGGCTGCGCCCTGGCCCTGCGTGCCGAGAACCCGACGCTGGTCCAGTTCGGCGGCGGCTCCAAGGTCATCAAGGTGCCCAGGGAGTCGAGCGTGCTGTCCCTCGTCGACCGGTTCGACCAGATCGACGGCACGGACATCCCGTCCGCAGTGAAGCTGCACTACGACAACCATGACCGCGTCGTCGTCCTCACCGACGAGCAGAGCCGCCCCGGCTACTTCCCGTCCAACATGCACCACTACGGCGGGATGCGAGAGACCACGATCGACGCACTCGTCCCCCTCGACGTGCCCGTGTACATGTGGAACTTCGCCGGGTACAGCGCCGCCGCCATGGCGAGCGGCAGCAACGCCCGCTTCACCTTCGGCGGGCTCACCGACAGCGCCTTCCGCCTCATTCCCCTCCTGGAGAGCGGGGCGGAAGGCGTGTGGCCCTGGCAGATGGACGGCCAGAGCCACTGATCTGCGGCTCGCAGACCTGGGGAGGTCATCGAGCCGCACCGACAAGGAAGGTGCTCCACAGTCCCCTGCTGAGAGCACTTCAACGGTGGGCACGGAAATGCACGACGGGGTTCCGTGTCAGCTCCTCGCCGGAGTGCTTGTGTCCGGCGAGGGGTCACCAACACTCGCTGCCTGAGGGTGGGGAGGAATGCACAGAGTTCATCCGCTTGCATCAGGACTCGCGGATGAACGGACACGTCCCGCAGCGCAGGGTTTCCGCCCTGCGCTGCGGGTTTCTCACGTTCCGGAGGCCGACATGAGCGACACCGAGACCAGTGAGCCCGAGGGCGGCTGGGAACCCTGGATGGACAACCCCTTCGCGATCGAGCAGCCAGAGAGAACTGTGCTGCTGGACGTCACCAGCTACCAGATGCAGTCCAGGCAGTCGGACGGAAGCTGGGAGCCCTTCAACAACCCCCGCACGGATCGCGACGAAATCACCATGATCCAGGCGTTCCACCTCAACAAGGACCCTGAAGACCGGGGCCTGCGCGTCCTGCGCAAGCAGGTCATCTGGACCGTGGACGAAGTCCCCGGCCGCGGCGAGGGGCAGACGCCCCCCGAGGTGATCATCGCCCGCAACGAGGAGAACAAGAAGAAACTCACCGCCGAAGACGAACAGCCCAACACCTGACACACCATCAGCATCCCGATAAGGAACAGGAGCCAGATCGTGGCGACGAGTCTGAGCAAGAACGAAACGTACAACCTCTACAGCAGTGATGCTACCGGCCAGCCCGTCGGTGACCCCGCCTTCCACACTGTCCGCTTCGGCCTGCGCTGGGAGCCGGTGAAGGCCGAACGCAAGGGTCTGGGCGGACGCGCCGAGCGCAAGCTGCGCGAGATGCAGGGCCTTACCGACCCGGCCGACTGGGACGCCGGAGCCATCTTCTTCACCGACGGCGACCCCAAGAAGTACATCGGCTTCGGCAACCTGGAACCCTTCAAGGACGAGGCCACCGTCGAGGAGCGCACGTCCGCCACCCACTCCGGTGACTCCCGGCGCGGTGACGGCGACGGCGACGACGAGGCCGTGGACCTCCACCTCCTGCGCATCCCCCGCCGCTACAACCAGATCGTGTTCGTCGGCGGCGCCTACAAGATCGGCTCCGAGGTCAACGCCGTCCGCGACGTCAAGGCCACCCTCTACAGCAGCAGCAACGGCGCCTTCGAGGTCGTCGGTGAGTACGAGCCCTCCCTCCTCGGCGCCAAGCGCATGATCGCCGTCGCCTGCTTCACCCGGGTCCCGGGCCAGGACGGGCTGTTCGACCTCAACCTGGTCAACCAGTCATTCGACTGCACGCCCGGGAACCTCCCGACCCTGCTGCGTGGTGCCATGAACCTCTCCCTGCCGGGCACGCGATGAAGCGCCTCATCCTCGTGCCTGCCGCCGCGCTCCTGCTGCTGGTGGCCACCGGCTGCAGCATGGACGACGACACCGAGGGCCTGGGAGATGCCCCTGTCAGCACGGTCAGCACCGGCCAGCGCGGCGGAGACGACAGCCCGGCCGACTGCACCAACATGCCCGACGGCTTCGGCAACCTGTGCACCAAGTGCGTCAAGGGCGCCAAGCCCTGGCGGGCGATCGTCACGACGAACACCGCGTACTCGCCGTCGAGCCTTGTGGCCGTTCAGGACCCGAAGGCCTGCGGCGGGGACTGGGTACCAGGCCCCCGCGTCGTCTCCTCCAGCACCGGCAACGGCATGGAAGAAGAGGACGACTCGTGACAGCACACGAGATGACGTAACAGCACACGACACAGAAACAAAAATTGCCCCCGCCTCCGCAGTTCAGCGGAGACGGGGGCTGTTCCTCTTGTATTACTGATTACAATTCCCGCATGATCCATGAGCCGGGGAGCGTTCGCGCACGTCTGCGCACCACCACTGACCACGCATGGCGCCTGTACTGCATTCTCGAACTCGAAGTCCCGCACCGGCAGGAGACCGGCCCGGACCAGGCCGCAATTTCTCATCAACGGCGAGTTGTCGCACCTGCCCCATGGAATTCCGTCGCCGCTGAGTTGACGCTGGAATTCGCCGAAGAGATACGCCGCCTGGAAGTCCACCTGAAGGAACGCGTCAGTGGGGGATATCCCCGCAGGCGGGGCCTTTCCAGCACCAACACCCGCATGGCAGCCGACTCAGTCGTCAACCTGTGCGAGGCGTGCGACGACGCCACGGTTCTCGGCGTCCTCGGCTTCCTCGCGACCTGGGCACGCCGCGCCGAGCGCTACTTCAACCCGGCTGGCGGCCTGCACCGTCTGCCTCGGCAGCCCGGCGAGGGCGAGGCCCGCTGTCCGTACTGCGAGCGGCCCACGATGCGCTGGAGCCCGAACATCGGCATCGCGGTCTGCGTCAACCCCGCCTGCCGCAACGCCAACGGCCAGCGACCTCGCTGGTCGGCGGAGTTCACCATTTTCGGCGACCAACTCACCTTCCGCTGGGACGAATTGGAGACAGCCGCATGATTCGTGGATGGACCTCTCGCGACCTGGATGTGGTCTGCGACGACGACAACCTGTGGACCGTGACCGAAGCCGCTCAGCACCTCGGCCCGCTGCCCGACGACCCCGAAGACACCCCTGTTGCGGTGACCACGGCAAAACTGCGCAACCTCACCCGCTGCCCCCAGCTGACGGGCCTGGTGCCCGTCGGGAAGCGCCGCAGCAGCCGTGACGGGCAGCCCGGCCGCTATGCCCGTGTCTACCGGGCCGGTGACTTCATCGCCCTGTACGAGCGCATGGAGCACCCCTTGGCCGTAGCTGCATGAAACCCCTACAGATAGGGATTTATTGCTATCTGCCTGGATGCTGACTACTGTCCTGTCCGTGGCGATGAGCGGGGTGGCTCCCCGCGTGGAGTTGGGTCCGTCACGCAGCGAGGGCGGCAGACGGGGTGGTGCCCGGGAACCCCGCTCTCACAACAAGAAAAGCCCCCGTCCGCAGGTATGCGGACGGGGGCTTCTCTGGGGTAAAGCGCATCGGATTTCATCCTACAACACCACTACAGATACATGCGCCGCTGAGGATCGAGAGCGAGAGACGTACTCGTGGGGGAGGGCTCCTCACTCGGCGGTGTGCTGCCGTCACGGCGGCACACCAAAGCATCAGGGTCCCAACTGGGCGCCTGCAGACTGTAGTTGGCGGGGCAGTTCGGACCGGCGGGGCCTTCGGGTCCCTGCACCCCCTGAGGTCCGGCCGGGCCTGGGTCTCCCTGCGGCCCAGCAGGTCCGGCGGGTCCCGCAGCACCGTCGGCACCGTTCACGCCACTGGCCCCTGCGGGTCCAGGGCTGCCGGTGACCGACACACCGTTGACACCGTCACTGCCGTCCCGGCCGCTGGTGCCGGTGCGTCCCGGTGAACCGCTCGGGCCAGGCGGCCCGCTCGGACCGGCCGGACCGGGCGGACCCGAGGGGCCGATGTCACCACGGCTGCCCGGTTCACCGGCCACCGGAGTGGCACCGAGCCCCTGGACCTGGCGGGCCAGTGCATCACGCGCCGTGTTGGCGGTGACCAGCTCATGCTGCAGGTCCCGGATGGAGAAGAAGATCCCGGCCAGGACGAGGCCGAGCAGTACCGCCCCGATGGCGGCGAACAGGTCGCCGCTGCGCCAGCGTGTCCGCTCAGCCCGCAGTTCGCTCCGCGTCACGAGGAGCCTCCCTGGATCAACAGGATGATGACGGGGAGAAGGACGCCGATCAGCGGCACGATGACGGCACCGATCAGCCAGCGCCGGGTCGCCACGATCCGTTCAGCGTCCTTCTCCCGCAGCGTCTCCAGCGTGGTGACGCGGGCCATCAGAGCCTCTTGCCGAAGGTTATAGATCTCCATGTCGACTTTGCGGTCCAGCCTGACGCTGAAATCGCCGATGTCCTCTTTGAGATAGGTGAACTGCTGCTCCATGCGCCTCTGAAGCTCACCCAGAGTCGGCTCATCAGGCATGCCGCCCTCCGATCAGACGCCTCTGGCAGTGGACGCGGAGTTGCGGCTGCCCACGTACCGGGCCAGCAGCCCCTTCACGAGAGTGCCGACAGCGGCAAGCCCCGCCGTACCGGCCGCCTGCCACGTCGTCACATCCAGCCAGCCCGTCGGGGTCGTCAGTGCAAAAGCACCGACCGCGACGAGGAACGTCCACACGACGCGCTCGGCCAGGTCCTTGGCATAGGTCGCGGCCGTCTTGACGATCACGTTCGCCTCTTCCGGAACCATGATTCACCCCCTTCCTTCACTTGCCCGCAGCATCGAGACGAGCCGACAGCGCCTCGACCACGCCGAGAAGCTGGCTGACGCTCTTCTCCAGGCTGCGCACCCGGGCGTTGGTGTCCTTGAGGTAGGACTGGGCCTGCCACGTCTTGTTCGTGGCAATGTCAGGGGCATCCGCGGGGGCCGCGACCTTGTCGGTGCTCCACACGGCGTTGTAGATGTCATCCTTGGTCAGCCCGGCCATGGAGCCCTCCTTCGTGCCGCTGCTGCTGGTGCTCTGGGCGGCCGTGAGAATGGCCTTCATGGGGAAGGCGCCCGGGTCGCCGTGCATGTTGCCGGACGGCACGTGCTGGTGCCCGCAGTGGCCCTTGAAGGCCAGCCACGCCGCGTTGCTCATCCGCACCCCGTTGCCGGTGCCGTACGAGCCCGGGTACGCCTTGAACGTCACACCGCTGGTGAGCGGCACACCATGCGAGGCCTTCGCCCACCGGGCAAACGCGGCCAGGTCACGGACCGCCCAGTCGGGCAGCTCGGGCATGTACAGGTGCTGGATGCCCTGCTTCGTCCACTTCGCGTGGGTGGCGGGGTCACAGGTGCCGACGACCTCGACCTGACACACGTTCAGGGTGTTCGTGGCCACGGTGCCGGTGTGGACGAGCGCCCGTGAGGAAGTGTCGAAGTTGAAGTGCTGATACCAGATCAGCCTCTTCGCCTTGAAATCCGGCTTCGCGGTAAGGTTCGGCGCCTGCGAGCCCCCGCCATAGCCGGGAAGTGACGTTCCTTCAGTGGAATGCCAGACGATGACGTTGACTTCCATCGAGTCGCCACCGAAATCGTCCTGGTACCAGTACGCCGTCGAGGCGC